GTTTTTGATTTGTAATTATCTGACTGAATTAATTCCTTTAATTTTTCTTCAAAGGTTAAACCATCTACTTTAAGAGTGCTTAAAAGTGTGTTTAATCTCCAATAAGCATCTTTGCCTTTATATTTGTATTTAGTAAAATCCACATTCTCATTCCATTTCTTTAAGTTTGGTGGTGCTTTACCCAGTCTTAAAATTTCTTCTACAACAACATCTTTTTGTAAACGTGTTGCTGTAACAGGACTTATCATATTATTAAATAATCTTTCAAAAGTGCCTTCATTAATTTTGTGTGCTTTTCCCATAAAATTAAATTTTGGTCTAGCAGGTGAACCCAAACCAGTTCTCTTTTTTATTTGTTCGATAAGAGTTACTCCATCTCTCAAAAATGGGTCATTAACTATTTTAGAAAGTATATTAGGATAATAACTTCCCAATTTATTATTGATATATCTCTTAACTGTTCGGTCATCATTAGCAAACATTGCTTCAACAATTTCATGTAATGATTGTAAATAAGTTTTACTTAAAAGATTATCTCTTACTGCACTTGCTGTTGCCCTTAAAGCTATTCCTGCTTTATCCATAGATGAAACAGGGTCGTTGTCTGTTTGGTTTAAATAAAACAAAACTCCATCAGCACCTAATTGTTCAATTTCTTTTTGTTTTAAATATTGATAATTTGTAGAAATATCTGCAACTAAACCAAAAAACATTCCATAGGGGTCTAGTCTTCCAAAAGGAATTTGAATACCATTTACAAGAAATGAATAAGGTTTGAAATCTAATTCTGATTTTTTAAGTCTTATTAATTCAGCATCTTTAAATTTATCTAAAATTCTTCCATCATCTCTAGTTAGGTTAGTTGCTGATTGTATCATTCCTAATTTTGCCAATGCGAAAGCTGAACTAAATAAAATTCCACCCATTGCCACTTGACCTCTAGTTTTAGCAATCATTTTGGCATTATTACTTTGACCTAAAATATGTCTCCATCTGTAACCTAATGCTAAAGGACTTCTATCAATGACTGATTTTGCTAGTTGAAATGGTGTTCTAATAAATGGGAACAATTGTTTCATAAAAGGATATTCATTTATCATTGATTGAAACTTCCGCATCATACCGCTTAATTCATTTGTGTATGTTGCTTCTCTTGCATATTCCAATGCTTCTAAATTAGTTCCCCTACCAAATTCATCAAAACTATCGTTAAAATATTTTTGGATAAATTCTCTAAATTCTTTTCCTTTTAAACCAAATTTGTTTGCTTCAGTAACCGCTAATGCTTGAACTTTTCCACGATAATTAATTTGTTTAAAAACTTCGTCACCTGCATTTAATGCTCTTGAAGGTAATCTTATAGTTTCACCAAATACACCAGTTCCAGTAGCTTTCGTTGTAGCAGTATCTACTTTAGACATACCGCCTGAACCTTCTAATATTAATTCGCCTTCTTTAAATGCCCTTCCACCTAACTTAACTGCATCAGATAAATTTTGAAAAATTCCTGCAAATGTTGCACCTGCTTCTTTAGATAATTCGTTATATCTAGTTACACGACCAATATCGTTACCAGATAAATAGGCAGATATATTTGCTCCTAATTTATCTTCAATAGGTCTTGCCATTGCGGTTATTGCATTACCAACAAGATTAACTAATTGTGTTTTAGGGTTAGATAATAAAGCATTAATCCATACTTCATTAAGCACTTCCCAAGTTCTATTTTTACCTACAAAATTTAATATGTATCTTGCAACACTTGGATTATCTAAAGTCGCAATTCTTTTTAAAAATCTTGACCTAGCATTTCTTTCTGCTTTTGTACTACCTCTAGAAAATTCAGCAAACTCATCTATTGCAGCTTGTAAATTTTCTCCAATTACTGTTGCTCTTTCTAATTCTTTTTTTGCAACACCTAATGTATGTAAATTACCACCAGTGTTACTTGCTACACCTGCTCTATTCTTTTGCATAGCAAAGATGTATGCCAACATGTCATCAACTCGACTTTGTTTAAATCCTTTAACTCCTGCAGCAATTTGTCTTTGAGTACTAGGTAATGCTTTAATCATAGAGAAAAGCATTATCTCATGTGCATAAATAAGTGGTGATGTGTTTTCTATGGTTTTGGATAGATAAGCAAAATCTTTATAAATTTTGTTTATATCTCCACCATATTCTGTAATAGCTTTTCTTTTAATTACTTCATCAGAAAAATCTCTAGAAACTTTATCATAACTGCCTTCCACAGCTTCGTGCATTGCTTTTATAGTTTGAATGAAATCTCTAGTAATTAATTTTTCATCAAAGGTATCAAGATTAATCCATGCACTTGGAAGACTAAATGCTTCTTCAGCAGAAAGTTCACCTTTCTTCCATTTCTCAAAATTTACATTTAAATCGTCTTGTGTAATCTTTTTAAGAAATTGTATTTTTTCGCCAGTAGTTAATTTTAGTTTAGGTTTTTTTATTCCTTGTATGTTATCCAAGCTCTTATTCATAATCGCCATCTTTTCAGAAAGAGTTGTAGCTTGGTCTAATGCGTCTTTAGATTTGAGAATAGCTTCTTGTGCTTCACCAATTATTTGTATATCTTTTTTAAGAAGTTTTTCGTCCATATTTTTGGCGATATAACCTTTGGCACTTCTTAAACCTGCAAATAAAACTTCAGTAAATGCACCTAGACCTAAACCTTCTAGAGTATTCTTCATTCTGGCTTCCCACCATTCATCATCTGGGTCTGACTGAAGATAACCTACCCAAGTGTCTCCTACTGATGGATAATGTTCGACAATCATGTCAGTTAATCTTCCTGACAAATCATCAAAACCAATAAAGTCAGCAATAGCACCAGTGGCAGTAGCTTTGCCTATCTTTTCAGTCATTGAAGCTGTTTTAGTTGCTTTAAGACCTTTGACAGTTTTTTGTGCTGTCACCCAACCTAAAAGAAACTGTATGCCACCTTCAACAAAACTTGCTGTTAGTGTTTCAGTATTATCTTGCGGATTAATTTTATCTGGGTCGTAAAAGAAACCTTTAATATGTCTAGCATCATTAACTCCAATATTACCTGTAATTGGCGCTAATATTCCTTTTACATTGCCTAATTTAACAGCTTCATCATAAGGAACGTATTCAAAGAAATTATTATCGGCTTCTTTACCATATCTGAAGCCACCTAAAGTAGTCTTTTCTCCTAAAGTGTCACCTAAATCTTCTGTTAAAGAAATTGTACTATTTATAAACTTTCTAGATGCTTCGTATGGAGCAACTACAGCATTATCATATAGCCAACTTGTTGCTGCACCTTCAGGTTTCCAGTCAGCTAACATTCCTTTATCTTGACCTCGTTCCGAAACTACGACATTTCCTTTTTCAACTTGTTCCTTTATAAATGCCGCTTTTTCTTCTTCTGACCAACCAATAGGAATATTAACGAAAGTTCCATCAGGTAACATTAATTGTTCTGTTTCCATTAATTCCAACCTTTAACTGTTTTCATGTCTTCTTTAGACATTTTGTATTTCCTTTCAAATTTCACATTATCTAGAATTTTTAAATCTTTTTTAATTTTTGCTTCTACTTCTGTTTGAGATGCTTTGTTCAATTTAATATTGCTTTGTATTTTTTTCTCAATATTTTGTGCTAGAGTTCCACCACCTTCTAGAGCAACCTGACCTTTACCAAATAAATTCAAGTCTCCATGCTTTTTAAGAAGTCCAAGTTTTACGATAAAATATTTTTCAAAATCTTCTTCCATAAGTTCAAGATTATCTTTGTACTTGTCATCATTTTTATGTAGCTTTAACCATTTATTCATTTGGTCTTTAAGATAAGCATTAGCCGCCATTGCATCTAAAGCATCACCACCACGACCACTTTGCATTATCTTGTTTAATGCTGTAAGTGTTCCTGAAACTGTCTGTATGTCAAAGAAAGGATTTTCTCCAAAATCTTTAGCATCAGGAATACGAACTCGAATATAATTTTCGTAAGTAGATTTTTTAATTTCTCCTTTTTTAAAGTAGTCTATTGCTAACTGGTGAGCATCAGCATATTTTCCATCTAAAAGTAATAATTCAATATCATGTACTGCTAATTTATTATCAGAATTACCACCATCAAAACTTTGTGAAGCAATATATGCTTCCGCACCTTCTACTTCACCTTGCGTTCTCTTTTCGTCATTTTTCCATTCAGTTACATTAAAGTCAGAATTTTTCTTAACTTCATTTTCAAGATAACTAAAAGTTTTAAGTTTGTGGTCTAGTTTTATATTCTGTTCAAATTTATTCTGATTAGTTAATGCTTCATTAGCTTTTTCAAAAAGTAATCTTTTTAATTTATTTGTTTCAACTTTAATTCTACCTATTTCTGAAACTTTTCCTGTTCCGCCAATTAATAATTTAGGAACATTTTTAATAACCTTTTTAGCAAAGTCATAATCTTCAGTTTGGGAAACGTATAATTGTAAACCATTAAAAACTGCATCTATAGTTGTAGTTCCACTACCAGTAACATCAATTATTTTCTGAATTTCTGTTTGTAAATCATTAGCTATAAGTTGGTAAATATTAGCTTCACCATCATGTAATGGACTAATTTTAGAATTTTTGTATTTTGTAATAACACCAACTACTCTAGCTACAACTTTATCATCAAAATTCTTATTAAAGTTCGTCATAAGATTTGATTTATGTGTAGCTTCTAATTGACTTCTATATTCAGAAGTTTCCTTGAAAAAACCATCTTCTAATTCTTCGGCTTCAAACTGTCCTAAATTATGCTTTTTAACAAACAGTTTTAATTCATCTTTATAAAAACTTTCAAAAGCACCTTCGGTAATATTGTTGCCAATATCTAAATCACCATATCTTTTAAGAACATGGTCGCTAAATTGAGAAGCATAAGAATTTAAAGAAAGTCTTTTATATTCCTGTAAATAATAAGGGTTAGCTTCTTTAGAAATGTCACCTTTTTTAACTGCATCTCTAAACTTTAATTTCAAATCATTATAATCTTTAAGTGCTTTTGCACTTTCTGATTTCTTTTCTTTATGTTCACCTACTATAGCTAAATCTGTACCTGCACCTTTAACCCAACTATCTAATGATTTGGCAAACTCTAATACACCTGCAGGAAGGGGTTCTTCTTGTGGTTGGTAAAATAAATTAAAATCAGTGGATAAAACTTTTTGTTCTTCCATTTGTAATTTTAATTCAGGTGTTGTTCTTTTTTTACTAGAAAACAATGAACTTAAATTTTTTACCATCTTATTTTATCGAACATCATCTATAGATGCCCATTGATTTTTCTTGTCGGAACTAGACATAAGACCACTCATTTGTTTTTTAGCTTCCAAAGTATAATAGGCATTAGCTACGTTAAGTGCTTGTGTAGCAAAAAGTAAATGGGGATTTGGTGGTGTCACATAAGTTGATTGTGCTTCTTGACCAAACTGAATGGCTTCTAAATTTCTTTCAAATTGAGAAATATTAATTGCCATATTATTTCTAATGGCATTTCTGAATTTGCCTTCGGTTCTGTAATAATCAGCAAGTAATCTATTTGTTGAACCTGATAATGCTAAACCACCTGCATCACCTGCTTGTGAAATAAATGTTGCTCTAATCTTTCTGGACTTTAAACTTCCTTCATAATCTTTTTTAGCAGCTTTAGATAATTCTTGTCTTATTCTTAATTGTTCAGAAGCATATCTTCTAATTGCATTTGTTTTAGCAAGTTCATTTTGTCTTTTCTGTGCATTATAGGCATGTTCTTGCTGTGCTTTCTGAGATTTATATTTCAGACCTGCACTGGCGACATTAACCACCATTAAAGCTGTTGTTGCGTCACACATTGTTTATTCTAATAATTTCGTAAAAAGGTTTTTGTAAAACTCCACGATTTAATTTCCTTATAAATTTAAAACCACACCAACGTAGCCAGTTGATATGCAGTTGATTTCTACAATCAACAAAGTTCCATAGAATTTTGTATTTTGTATTTAAAAATTTAACAACTTCTCTACATTGTTTTAGAAAAGCTATTTGAATTTTGGCTAAATCTTTTGTTGCAAGAAGCCAAATAACACCAATATCTTTTTCATAATTATTTATTCCAAAAATTCCTACTGGTTTATTTTTTGGATTAAAAATTGTAAAAACTACGACACTATTTTTAAAACCAATTAGTAATGCTTCGTAAGGTGTTAAACCGCTTCCTGCTAAAATTTCTTGTTTATCTTCTTGTCTTAATCTTGGTGCTAAATATTTTATATCTTCAAGAGTAGTTAATTTAAAATAACTAAACTCTTGCTGATGCAGTGACATAATATCCTTGCCAATTTGCGTTTATAAAATTGGAAGGTAAGTGACTATCGTTTTTTAAACTCACTGTAAGTTTGTCATTTTCTGATTGAACACTAAAAGTAAAATCTCCATCATCAAGCGAAACTGTACCTAAAGCACCACTTCCTACTACTGTACCTGTGTAAGTACTTGTACTTGTGTCTCTGCCGACTGGAACAACTTCTGTTTGGAAATATCCTGTATCATTAAAAGACACATTCCAATTCCTTATTTGAAGTCTACCTTCTTTAACACTTATTCTTGCTCCAACACTATCGGCTACTTGAATGAATTGTTGTGAAAATACAAAGGAAAATTCATATTGTTCACCTATCCATAAATTAGCACTAGAGTAATCTCCTGAAATTGTAATATCTGTGCCTGACTGTGAAGCTGTGGTAATTGATTGTCCTGCTGTATTTGCGCCCCCAACTCGTCCAACAACCTTCATTGTATTTTTTATGGTATATGGCAATGTGATTGTTGTTAATCCTGTTCCTGCATTATAAGCAACTGTAACTCCTGTTGTGTCGTCTTGTAATTTTCTATCTAAATGAGTTAGGTAACTTGCTGAAGCATCTACATTAGCAGGAGAAATATCTAAACTTTCTAAATAAACTCCATCACTTCGTTCATTAACAATATATAAAGTGTTCTCAATAAAATCTATGTTAAGAATTTTATCAGTACTTGCTGTTCCAAAAGTCCATTTATGCCAAGCTGATTGCAATCTTTTATTATCTGAAACATAATATTGATAAACATATAAAGCATTTTGGTCTGAACTTTCTGACGACAAACAAACTAAAATATTTTCATTCGTTGCCGAAGCAAGTTTAAATATATTTTTAGGTAAATATTTTGGTACGTTTGCAGTTATATCATCTGCTTTTTTTGTATCGCTATCTCCTGAAACAAAAAATTCTCTTATTCCTGTATAGTTGCCTTTATTAAAGCAGAAGAAAACATTACTTCCTGCTCCGATAGGTTTTGCTGTTAAAGAAGTTTCAAATTCTGTTGATACATTAATTGAAACATTAGCAGCAGTTAAAGTTGTTCCACCTGTAAGCATGAATTGTGTTTGGTCTGAAAATAACAATAAGTCTTCATCAAATGAAATAGCATGACGAAGTATTGAAACTTTCTTTGCAGTTGATGCTACGTCTACTGGGTCAGTATCTAAAGTATCTGTAACTGTTTCTGGGAAGAAGTGAAAAAATTCTCCACTTCTAGACATGATAACATTTTCATCAGCAATCAGAACCAAGCGATTTCTGTGAAAAGAAATATCTCTAATCTGTTTACCTATAAAACTTGGGTCAGGTGAACTGTCTGTATCTCCTGCTACTCTTAATCCCCAACTTGGGACATCATAAGAAGTTGCTGAAATCGTATATGAACTTCCATCAACTTGCGTAAATCTAAAATTTCCATCTGCAGTTCTAATAAGAACATGCGGCATTAAATCTTCATCTATTGTAGTAACTGTTGCAGGTGCTACAGTTTCTTGCCAAACGTCATCTGAAGAACTGTATTTTACATAATAATTATCAAAAGTATTTGTTGCATCTCCTGTAATTTCAACAATCATATTGTCTATTGCAGGACTTGGTAAATCTGAAAAGTTTTGAACTGTGTCAGCTACAACTTGACTTGCATCATCTCCGTAACCATCACTGGCACTAACTGCCAATGTTCCTGATGCTTTTACAATTGAGAAAGAACTTTCTCCAATATCCGTTATTGTGAGACCACTAACTGTACCAATCGCACTAACCAGTCCATCTCTGATGGCTTCTGTGTCAGTATTGGAAGAAGTAAAAGAGTAAGTAGTTGCATCTATAGTGACTGAATATTTGGTGCTATCAACTCCTTGTAAAACTGAGTAAACAGCTTGTTCAATTTTTGCCGCAGAAGTCGTAGCCGCCATTGCTGCTGTTTTTGTCTTATTTAAAACGTATGTATAATCAGCGACAGTTACACACACAAAATCTGATTTTGGGTCTGAAGAAGATAGATAATTCGTTGCGTTTGTTTGATTAACTACAGTTTTTGCAGTTCCATCAATATCGTAAACACTTAATGCTCCATTTGAAACTACGACAACATACCTTTCATCTACATCACGATTAATTGTGTGAATATAGGCATTAGCCAATGATGAACCTGTTAATTTAGCTACATAAGAAGTGTTTGGTCTTTTTTTTAATCCTTCAACAACACTTGAAAAACCATTTACTTGTGAAGTTGCCTGACTGTTCAGTCGCAGGATTTCTGGTTGCTGCGAAATCCCTTGAACCAAATTAGGAATGGTTCTTGCTATTAAAGGCATCTCTTTTATCTATGAACAATATAAGATTGTAAATAACTATCGAATATTGAATTGTCTGCTGTGTTAGCTTCGTCTTGTTTCATTACAGCTAAACTTCTTGCTTCATCTTCTGATGAGAATTTATGAAGTGTATTTGCTCCTAGAGTTCTGTCGTGAAAAGTTCTAGCAGCACGAATTGTAATATATCGTCTAGCAGGTTCAGGTAATTTTGAAAAATCTAATAAATAAACAATAGTATTATCTTCAAAGTCTTGGTCAAAAGTTTCTTCGTTTTTTGCCAAATTATATAAATAATTATCACGTTGAACTATATCGTAAGATGCTCTGCTATATTTATCATTAAGTTCAACTCTTAAAACATCTGTACCAACTGGAATTTTATCATTTCCATCTCTTGATAAATCAAATTTGTAATGAGTATTAAAATGCCAACCTGCGGACTGAACTTCTCTAGAAATTTCATCTAAAACATTTAATGCAGTTCTTGCATCTACGGGTAAAGTTCCTGTTAAACTGTTGACTGGACTTTCTCCAATCGTGCTTAAAATCGTATTGACACTTTCTAATTCTGTCGTTCGTGTAACTGTACTCATTTGTTTTTAAGCACAGGCGAGATTGTCTGTGTTAATCTCTCGCCTGTACTATTAAATAATAAAATTAATTATTATTATTATGCTTGTTTGACTGAAACTGCCGCTTCTGGTCTTAGAATACCATGTCCAAGAGCAAGTCTTGCTGTAAGCAAGTTACCTAATCTTCTTGGGTCATAAGTATTTTCTAAAACCAAATCTTTTAGTTTCACTGTACCGATAGCACTTTTGT